CCCAGAATATTTAATTGGGTCTTTCCTTGTGGTTTTACCAAAATACTGTAACCCGGTGATATTATGTTGCTTAATATATAACCATGTGGGTTTGAATGCTGACATTTTAACTATCCTTGATATACATTTTATTTATCTTCTTAATATACGTACATTATTTAAAACTGCCGCCGTCCATATTAATCGTGGCAATAGCACCGGTACTTGGCCCTTGTTTGCTTAATGCGGCAATAGTGGCCATCAAATCATAAATTTCAGCGTGTAAACTACGTGCTTCGTCGGCATTTAAGGTTAGAATCTTGGCGTTGGCTTGATTCATTGCTCTTACTTTGTCATTGAACTTTTTAATTTGTAGTGATACGTTATTATCCATTTGCTTCTTTCATTGATTCTACCATGCGCTCTTGAGTTTTAAATGGACCTTGGTATTCGTAACGATTTAACGTAATCAGTTTAGGGCAGTATGCACGGACCCATGTGCTACTAAACTTAATGATATAATAGCCTGCACAAAAGAAACTCTTTGACTTTGCGCCTTTGGTGTAGATAGGCAAGTAACGTTGAACATCTAGTACTTCATTATTGGGCTGTGTATTAGTAGGAAACCCATATACATCGTATGTATCTTGTTTAACTTTCTTTGGCTTCTCGGCCTTGACAAATTCAATATTGTACTTGGCACTGATCATTTTAATGCTAGGAAATTGTTCACGTTGATTATCGTGTACATATACAAATCCGCCTTCTTCCACGGCCATGATGTTTCCTACCTTGTTGCCATACCGCTCAACAATCCACATCTTATTCTTTACAATCGGTTTAGCAATCATTTCAGTCATACAAGTAATCCTATCATTGTTATATATGTTAATGCGTGTAGGTATTGGTCAAGGCCCAATAACCACCAAAACTTTTCACTTGACTCTGGCTTCCATCCAAAATGAGCATTTAGATTCATTTTTGCCCAGTCAATATGATAGTGTACTACAGCATCTGCAACGGCAAATACCAATGCTATAGTAATATCAAACCAGATGAAACAAAGGTATGTGCCAATGCCATGTAGTGTGGCATGTATTAGGCCACCTGGGTGTCCATACTTGCCTTTGTTCTTCCACTGATATTCCCATTGTAGGGGAAAGTCTATAATGAAGTGTTTAGTAAACAAGCAAATCAATAATAAAGTTAATGTCATTTACGCAACTTTCTACATTCTTCTTTCATAGCAGGAGTATAGTCTGGACTAATTTCCGCAATACTACAGTTAATCATTACCTGCCCTGACATAGAACTATTAATGCCATAGAATAGTAACCCCATCAGGATAGCCAAAGTTGCCAGCGCAGGCCACATTAACAAGTGTTCTTTAGCAGTAGTCATTTTCTTTGAAATACATAATTTAATGCAATAAGGGCAATATCAAGTACACAACTTGTCCACTCACCCTTGCCAAAGTCCACTAGCAAGCACATACTCATCCAGCCGATTGTGAACCAACTGATTTGTGTAAAGTGCAGGTCGTACCAATATAAAAACTTTTTCATTTCTTCATCCATTCTTTAATTTTGTCAACGGTTTCTTTTTCGATTCCAAGGAATCCGTGATGTGAAATACCCGAGCATTCATTACCTCCGATATCACCGCCATCCATCATGATAGTATCTGTACCTAGTGCCTTGGAGTGGGTAACAGCGCCTGGTCCGTTGGTCCATTTACAACTATCGCCAATGTGACCGACTACAATATTTTTACTCTTTAATCCAGTGCTGTCAAAACTGCCCACAGCTGAAGTATGTATAAACCCTGCAACTTCGCCATCTATGTGTGTTGCTAGATACATTGTGTCAGGTGTACTATAACTAGTACCAGCAACAAATATTTTAACTCCCGGATATCTACGTTGCAAATCATCAATTAATCCACGCATACGGTCAACGCTACTAAACCGATCTATAACTACTGTTACAGTTTCTTTGTCGGCAAACAGTATTCTTGATCGAATTAAAAAGTTACCTTTGGTATTAAAGAAGATTGTACCGTCTGCTTCTTTTTGTAATCCTATTGTGCCATTGCCACCGGGCATTAAAATAACAGCATACTTGGGTTTCGCACCTGGATATTCTGTTAGTAGATATGGAATTTTATCTCCATTGGCATAATGAGCAGTATCTACATACTGGTCTGGTGCATAGGTAGCAGACGAAAAGTCTGCAGGATTACTTGGGTTATGCTGTGCATACACCACGGAACTAACTAATAAGCAGGATAACACTAATAATTTATTCATTTACTTTTCTTAGTTTGCCGCAGGACGTCTACGTTCATAATCGGTACGTTGTAATTCTGACCAAACAAGATTCTTTTTAGCCAGGCGAGCTTGACGCCAATCCATAACAGTGGCTACTAACATAGCACCGAAGAATCCAATACCTATTCCAGTAGCAAGGAATAATCCAGCATACATTATCCACATATTATTTCTCCGGGTACGGTGCTTCTAAGAAACGAACATAACTATCAGCCATCTCTGACATCTTAATAAGATCATACTTGCCGCAGAACTTTAAGAAGTGTGCTCCTACCATAGGGCGATTTAACAGAACTGCTCCTTCGGCGATAGTAGTAGTAATCTTGGCTTTAATATCGTCCGGTTGTGCAGATAAGTCGACTAAGACCACATTGCGATTATAATCATCTAGAACCTTATGCTCTACTTCATTATGATCAGTCCAGCGTTGTAGCATTAGATTATTCCATGCAAAGCCCTTCTTATCTTTGTCGGCAAAGGCTTCTTCAAGACCAGTTTTAGTCTTAGTTCCTTTCCGACGTACTCCCGGGTAAGCCGAAAATACGTTGTCGGTGGGGTCTCCCCGCATACACTTTTCGAAAAGAATCCACTTAGGATCCGGAATGACCTTTGCTTCCTTAGTTTTTTTATCGATGACTGCTTTACCCTTTTTGTCGAAAATACCTTGAATAGTGTGGAGCTCATCTGCGATCCCGTTGTATTGATTTACGTTGTCTGCTAGTAGTTGATGGAAGTCACTATCGCTTGATACGATAGTGTGATGATCTGTTGGGTGACTCTGAATCCAACCTGCAATTAAGTCATCTGCTTCTAAATTTTCGTGTTGCAGTACTGTGCAGTTGGTCTTGTTGGCAAGATAGTCTTTAAGGTTATCAAATGATTCCCAAAAGAGTTTATCTTCCTCTTGTTCTGTTTCTGTAAGTGCCGCACGTGCCACAGCACGGTTAGCCTTGTATGGTGTATAAAAGTCTTTGCGCCAGCTACGTCCTTCTAAGAAGAAAATAACGTGATCTGCTTTTTGATCTCTCCAACTTTTACTAACACTACCTAGCGTAGTATGTATAGCAAAACCCAGTTTATCCCAGGTATCTGCTTGGCGGTGAGCGGCGTGTCTAGCACGGAAGAATGTGTTTGCGGTATCTACAAGTAAGTATCTCATTGAGTTATAATAGCATTTAATGATTAAGCTGTCAAGTTCTTTTCGACTATGCGTTGATATAAGAACTCTGCCCATGCACAATGGGCATCTACACCAAAATGGTAAGACGTTGGGTTAACTGTTTTAAATCCTTTTTGGATGCACCAATTGTAGTAGGTAAGATCTGGATTATATGGGTCAATATATGAATTGCCCCAGTCGAGCTCTTTATGTGGAATGCTGGATACAGTTATCTGTCCTGTACGTATAGGAGCAAAGTGGCTATAGGTATTAAAGAATACATGCGGAATGTTTAATTCATCCAATTCTTTATGGAAGTTATGTATACGTGTGTGCCATTCCAGCAAGCGTTTTTCTCGATATGGCTGGTCCTGCATAACGACCCATTCTTTATATTGCGTTTTCAATTCGTGAGGAACAGTATCTGTGCCACTTGCAGTTACTTGGTAATAGATTCCATTGTGAAGCCATTCTTCACGTTCCCAAGTTGACCATCCTATAACAACAAGATCTGGTTTAGAGTCGTTTGGAAAGTTTGCTAGATATTCCTGCGTGGTTCTTAGAATCCGGTCATTGCTTGCAGCACTTTCAGCAGCGCATTCTAGAACAGCATACAACATATTGGCCAGTTCGCAACCATAGCTAACACGTAGATTGTCTGGGTGAGGTTGTCGGCCCAGTGCCCAGTACAAGGGATCATCTTCTGCAAAAGCATGTGGGTTAACTGCTTCAGCACCTGCGCTATGGCTATCACCATTTACATATACAATCATACTGACCTATATTAACTTACCTCGGTGCGTCCATCACCGATATCTCTACGATTGATTTCTCTAGGACGATCATTAATTGGTTGATTGGCTTCCCATTGTTCAAAGTTTTCGGCTACCACGTTCTTACATACGTCTTGGAACCATAGGTCTACCATGTCACTATCTGTTTTGCCTTTGTATCCGGCACGTACCAAGTTTGTGATGAACTTTTCATTCCAGTCTAATTCAAACGCACCATTGCCGATATTATCTGGATCTAATTCCACTGCTACTACACTAACCCAAGGTTCTCCTTTGGCGTCAGCTGCTTGTCGCGGAGTCATTCCTGTAAAATCAATCTTCTTGGTTGTCTTGACTTTAGGTGTTGCAGTTGCTTTAGCCACTGGCTGTTTAACTGCAACTTTCTTAGTTACTGTTTTCTTTGCTACTGGCTTTTTAACTGCAACTTTCTTAGTTACTGTTTTCTTTGCTACTGGCTTTTTAGTTGCCATTTTCATTCTCCTGAATTTCTAACCATGTATTTTACTTGACTTAGGTACTCATAGTCAACTGGTACACCAGTAGTCCAATCTGTGGGTCCTGTTTGCACCAACAACATTTGTTCTTTTCTACGGTCCCATACTAACCAGTACAGGTTACCCATTACTACTTGAAACTGGTATTCGGCAGCATGCACCATGTCGGTGATATCTAACCGACGTTTAATACCTTCTGCTTGCTTTTGTAGTACTGCAACTAGTTCCATAATACGATCATACTCCTGCTGGGCATACATCCTAGCATGATTGATCATTATGTCTTTTTGTTTAGTGACAGGTACAAGATCAAACTTTGGACCACTAGACTCTGTAGGATACGTGCTAACATTTCTATTAAAGAAGGGTATTAAGACATTGCCCACAGTGATATCAAAGCTGGTACGCCCGTCACTGACATTAGACCTTTTATCAGTCACTGTTTTAATTTCTGTATAATGTATTCTACTTCGTTGTAGTAACGATGTTCTTCAACTGGAGTTCCAGGCCCAGTCCATACTGCTGTACCTTTGTAAGCATGGGTTAGCCAAAGACGCCGACCAGTTATATGGCAACGCTTAGGCCATAGCAAATAAACTAATTTAAACTCTGCACGAGTATTAAAAGGATCGTATTGTTCGTCCATCCACATTCCTGTTATATTCATTCCGTATAAGCCTTGCGGAAACATTCCGTACCTTACTTTCACTTGCCCCAACCATTGCCCCACAAGTCTACGTGCAAGCGTGGGCTATAATTAAATCCACGTTCGCAACAGATATTGGCAATGTTTAGTTTGTTTGATTCATATGGATCAACAACACCGCCCTGTGGCATCAAGTAAACAACACCAGTAAATCCACCTGCACGGAAAGCATCTACAGCCCGAACTGCCTCGTCAACGTGATCCGTTGTTTCCACAACAAACTTAAGATATGTGTGTCCATATGTTTGATAGATATTAACAACCTTGGGCTTGATAGCATCTTCCCAAGTTTCCCCACTAGCACTTAACTTGGCACTTACGCTAAAGGTAACTTCACGTCCGGGTAATTCATCAACCCAATCGATTAAGTAATCACGAAAGTCTTCATGTAGCTCTTGGGTACCATTGGTTTCAAATGTAATGTTCTTTAAGTCTGCCATACGTGGATGACTCAGCAACTCAGCATAAGCACGTTGCCAACCCAACAATGGTTCACCGCCAGTAATAACCAGGTGTACATCATTGCCGTTATTCTGCGCCCACATGTTATTAGGAGTTAATGCTAACATTTGTTCTACAAGTTCTTCTGTAGTTAATGTTGGACTTAGGTGTTTAAATGCAGGATGCCAACTTGCGTAACTATCGCAACCTGTTTCAACTAAGGGTAAACTTAAGAAAGTATCATATTTGCTAACTTCTTTAGCAACTTCATCTGCACCTGTGGATTTTTCACCGGGCTTGCAACCAAATGAACTACACGTAAAATTGCAACCATACGTCCGCAGAAAAACTGATGGCACGCCAACAAATCTTCCTTCTCCCTGAAGTGAATAAAACAATTCACTTACTTTAATCTTTGCCATTATTGTCCTTTAACATATCAAATCCTAACTCTCTTGGTGTTTTGCCACGCCATTCTTTTGGTGTTCTTCTACCCTACGCATTTAATTTTTATTGAGTTGGGTCTTCGGGATTAATTAAATTATTATTTGCAGATTTCTGCATTACACCGGACAAATAGCTATGATATGCTTTAGTTCTATCACCTTTAGCAAATACACGCCTACCACACTCGTTGCATTCGTGATAAAACATTTCGTGTAATATAACCTCTCCACCTGCCCATTTAGGTTGCTTTTCTAATACTTCCGACCCCTCAATGGTAAATTTGTCTACACATTGATTAAACGTACATATCACTTCAAACGTTACTGGATCTAAAAAGCTAAGTAAACTATAAAATAATTCGCTGACTTTAATCTTCATATATGTTTGACCATTCGGTTAGTTTTTGACTTTTTTTCACTTGTGCTACATGTAATTCTTTATCTGTATATACTTGGTGTGCTTTAAGTAATTCTATTAGTAAAGTAACATCGCCCAACTCTTGTACTAAGTGCTCACGTTGAGTGCCGCCATCTTTGTAACTATTGTCTATGCCAAAGCGGCGAATCTTGCTGATAGCAACAATTACTTCCGCACACTCCTCTTGGAGTATGTCTAGGATTTTGTTTACCTTAGGCGAACAGGTCTTCATTCCACTCACGATGTCCTTCACGAAACGCCATGTTACTTTGGGTTTCTCTAACTTCGACTTTGTAGCACCATAGACGATCTGCTTCAGCTTCACCCCACATGTCAGGGATATAAACACCATTGACATATTTGTACAACATATCTGCTAGTCCTTCACACCCTAGCCTAGGAAGGATAGTAAGTTTAGCTAGATTTTTTTCTTGTAAAAGTTTGTATGTTTCTAATTCAGGATCATCTTCTGCCACTAATAAAGTGTGATCAAATTGACTTTCTAAAATACCTTTAAGCTCTTTAAGTCCGCCATAATCGGCAGCCCAGTGGCGGGTATCTAATGTATCTGTACCAAAGTAAAATTTCATACTAAAACTATAACCGTGAATTAAGTTACAGTGACTATCGGATTTCCATTGGCGATATGCACACGGAAATGCGTCATGATATTCTTTTGTACTGGTGTACTTGTATTGTATTGCTTGATTCATAATAATTCTCCTATGTTAATTATAGCATAGGCGGCAGAATTTATCAATCGGGATGACGCCATAAGACCGATGTTTTTGGGGATATAACTATTTATCTTGTTCAATTTGGGTGCATTTAAGTTTATCATCGCATAGTTCAAATGTACCATTTTGGGTATTCATGCGTAC